ACATAAACTTTATAATTTCAATATCTCTTGGTTGTCTATACTCACCCATTACACAAATATATTCTCTACTTCTGATAGTATTTTGAACAGCCAATCTTTATCTAAAATGAGAATTTCCCTTTTCTTTTCGTTCAGGTTTTGTTCATAGTCATAATTTGTCACCACTTTTCTGTCAGTAGCTACTAAACTTGTATATGTCTCTAAATCCACCTCAACAATAATTTCTGATAATGGATCACCTACAGCATCATATCCTGCGGCTCTAACAATTTGTTCATAATGATGGATTCCTTGTTGTGCTTCTGGAACAGAACCATATTTCGTCGTTATATAATTACCGAAATTGTAGTAATTTAACGGCCAATCGTAGAAAGGATCAACTATCTCATTGACCATCAATACAACCCAGTCTAAATTGACATCACCATAAAATTTATCCGCTATGATATTTGGGCTATCAGAATCTAGTATGATGTAATTATAGTAAAGAGCGGTTTTATTTTGTATTTCGGTTTTGATTTTATAACGCAGAGTGACATCAACAGCAGTTCTTGTAGTGCCTGACTTCGATATGTCATACTGTATTTTTGGAAAGTTGTCAAAATAACTAGACATGTTTTTAACTCCTATTCCATCTTATGACCAAAACCAGGGTCACCCATATATTCCTTTTTAAGTTTCTTCCTCGTAAGAATTTCCAACTCTTTAAAGGCCATTGTTAGTTCAATTTGTACAGGTGGATTGCCGAATCCATCTGATTCAAAGAAATATGGCTGACCTGCACCATTATATGATGTAGATAATGAAGTCAAAACACATGGGGTAAAAGCATATAGAAAATTTTTGACGCCTCCTGAAAACTTAATTGCCCACTCATATGGATAATCAAAAATCTGGTTTTTATTGAATAGGTCAGGATGTGAATACTCTTTGAAAGCCTTAATTATCTTTTGAATTTCTTTTGATTCATCAAAACTTTTAGCTAAAAATTTATAGCTGAAATTGTGTGTTCTAAATTCCATACCTTCAAACATCATGGCTTTATGTGGATTATGTGTTATTCCACCAGCTGTAGACATAGCACCCAGTAAATCAACCCCCAGCTGACTGCCAACACCTGCTACTACATTTTTGATGCCTGTTGTTTTTGCTACCTCTATTAACTTTTTAAAATCCATATCCTTAACGCCCTTAAGCGCACCCATATCTCCGCCTGCAACTACACCAGTGACCACTTTTTGAAAGGCTTCATCTTTTGCTAAGGTCGAGCCAATCGCACCTGCGTCCTTACCAGCCCATTGCATACCATAAGCAGCACTTAATGTATAAGGTATAGGTAAAGTAATTACAGCATCACGGGTCCTCTTGCCTGGGTCTTCTCTTTTAGACCTAGAATACCGAGTTGGTGTGAATGTTATGAAATGTTCTAACTCATCGCTTTGTTTTGGCCACTGAAATTTTTCCCGCCTACCTTGTGTACCAATGTTTGAGGGTGTCGTACCATTTGCCATTGTGATTTTTCCTCTATATTTTGACCATATTTATATAAATAATTGCATGAAATTGCATAAAACATACAAGGGGAAGTACAAATTAAAGAACCCTGAGAAATATGTTGGTGACAAGGACAACGTAGTATATCGTTCATTATGGGAACGTAGAATGATGAGTTATTTTGACCAGACCGACAATATCGTCAGGTGGGCATCCGAACCCTTTCCCATACCATATTATAACAACATCAAGGGTCGCATTGCAAGGTATTTTCCAGATTTTCTGATACAATCCATAGACAAAAATGGGCAGAAGCAGACAACCCTCATAGAAGTCAAACCACATAGCGAGACTGTGGAGCCTAGAAAGCGCAAACGGCAAACCAAGAAATATCTAAGAGAAGTTCTCACATATGATATAAATAGAAGCAAATGGGAATCAGCAGAAAAATACTGTGAGAGGAAAAACTGGCAATGGTTAATCATAACAGAAAAAGACGTAAATTTCAATGGTAGCTTATGTCTTTGATAAACTACTAGCCCAAGGCGTTAGAGCAGGTCAGATACCTGCTAGGACACAGGAAGCAAGAGACTGGTATAGGGATGAAGCGGAGCGGACAACAACCGTTACGCAGGCACAGGTGATGAAACCAGAAGATAAGGCACGATTTAGGGGACAACACATAATTGGCGAAATGTATATGTTCCAGTACAATCCGAAATGGAAAAAGACACTGCCATATTATGATATTTTTCCTTGCGTCTTTCCAATAGACGATGCGCCTGGCGGATTTTTGGGGATCAATATGCATTATTTACCACTTAAGATGCGGGCATTGCATATGGTGTAACAACAAATAAGAAATATGACAACAAAACAAAACTTAGACTATCATATGACCTACTTAATGGCGCTTCCAAATTTAGATGGTTCAAACCATGCATTAAACACTATTTGAAAAGTCAGATGAACTCCAGACTCTTGAACATCTCGGCTTCTGAATGGGATATAGCCATATTTTTACCACTTGCAAGATTCAAGAAAGCAACACAACAGCAAGTTTGGAAAGAATCACAACAAATTATCAAAGGAAGAAAGTAATGGCGTTCAACATAACCAACTTCTTAAGCAACGTAAATAAATTTGGTATCGCTAAAACAAACATGTTTGAGGTGTTTATTGGACCAGCAACAATGCCTAATATTGGACCTCTAAACCAAATGGCAGAGGCTTCTGGTGGTACATATCCTAGTTCTGATGATTTTTTGAACTTTCGGTGTGAATCAGTTGAGTTTCCAGGTCGTGGGGCCAGTGTAATCACTCATAGAGTGTATGGTCCTTCACACCAAGTACCGTATAATATAACGGTATCTCCTATAGTTATGACCTTTCTACTTAGTACTGCTTTGAGAGAAAAAGTGTTTTTTGAATCATGGATGGAATATATTTGTGGATTAGATAATATAGGACAAGGACCTGCACCCAAATATAATGCTCGTTATTACGATGATTATAAAGCAGACATCATAATTTCTCAATATGAGCCCGCCAACCAAACCAAAGTCTATAGTGCAAAACTTTGTGAAGCATTTCCTCTTAATGTTAATCCATTATCAGCGAATAGAACAGACACAAATACAGCTATGAAACTAACAGTTCAATTTGCATATAAAAGGTGGGAAAGGGACCAAAGCTGGAAGAATCTTTCTTTTGAATCTAGACCGATGCAAACTTTACCAGCTCTTGCATCTGCTGGAAGTGCTATAGCAGGTGCATTTGCTTCTAAAATGTCCCCAGGAGTGGCTCAAGCTTTGGGGGCTGCAACAGGTGTACCAGCTGCGGCTCATAATATATCGAACTTTTTGAACGCACAATAACCTATTATCATTATAAGGAGTGATTATGACATTACCACAATTAACAACACCAACATTTGATTTAGAATTGCCTTCAACGAAAGAGAAGGTTAAATTCAGGCCATTCTTAGTTAAGGAAGAAAAGGTTTTCCTTATTGCTATGGAATCAAGAGATGAAAATGATATTCTCAATGCTGTAAGAACTACACTCAAAAATTGTATTATGACAGAAGGTATTGATGTAGAATCCTTACCATCTTTTGACATTGAATATCTTTTTTTGAACATTAGAGGCAAATCTGTTGGTGAAATTATAGACCTTCAAGTTCGCCATCCTGACGAGAAGAATAGTAAAGGTGAAGAATGTAAACATCTTGAAGACATTAAAATCAATATCAATGACATCAAAGTTACTTATCCTGAAGGTCATGAGAAAAACATTCTATTGTCACCAGAAAAGAACATTGGTCTTGTGATGAAGTATCCTACTATTGCGGTACTTGAATTATTCAAAACAAAGGACAACGAAGTTAAACAACTGTTTGAAATGGTCATTTCGTGTATTGATAAGATATGGGAAGGCGATAATGTTTATGAATCAACAGAATATACACGGGACGAAATGTCCTCCTTCTTGGAGAGCTGTACGAACAAACAATTTGAACAGATTAATGAATTTTTTGTGACTATGCCATCATTAAAACACAACATTTCTTATATCTGTAGTAGTTGTAAAGACACCAATAGCATAGATTTGGAGGGTCTCCAAGATTTTTTTACATAGGCCTTTCACATGAAAGTTTAGCTAACCATTATCACACTAACTTTGGACTTATGCAGCATCATAAATACTCCTTAACAGAGTTAGATAACATGATACCATTTGAAAGGCACATATATGTAGATTTGTTGTTGCAACACCTTAAGGAAGAAAAAGAAGAAAGAGAAAGGGAATCTAAAAAGTAAATGCCAAAAACCGTGGGCCCTTCTGG